GCGCAGCGCCTCGTTTTGCGGCTGGTCAATCAGCGTGGATAAAAGCGAACCATACTGGCGGCGCATCACCCTGGAGCCGATCGGGGTCAGAAAAATGTCGCTAATCGACTGCCGGATATGATCGAGGTCGTTCAGCGTGCCGCCTGTTTCCCGGTTCATGCCAATATATTTTGCGGTTGTCATATCGGTTCCCCTGTCTGGCCGCCGCTGTCGCCAGGGTGTTTATGCTTATCCAGAACTTTGCCGTTTGATGAAAGTTTGCCGCCGGTATGCGTCACGTCGCCTTTCATCGTTGCGCCCTTTGTGACTTCCAGTTGCGCAGTTTTGAGCAGCGTTGTGCATTCCACTTCGGGCGAGTCGAAAAGGATTTTTACCGCCGCTTTGATGGTTGCGGTCTGTATGCCGGTTGCGTTCAGCGCGCCGGTTTCCGGCTCGTACTCGATCACCGCGCCGTCAGGGAATGACCAGTGCAGTGCATCAGCCGAGGCAGACGGAGCCGGGTTCTCATCCGAGAAAATACCCGGCAGCACAAAGCCGGTATCGAGTTCGCCGCCCAGGCACAGAATAAGAACCTGCTCACCTACTGACGGCGCATTCCAGGAGCGGGTTTTACCCGCGCGGGCGCTCAGCCAGTGCAGCCAGCCGGTCGTATTTTTTCCTGTATCGACACGGCACAGTCCGCCGTCAAGATTGACGGCCGACACGGTTCCGATGCGGATCAGGTTGCGCAGCAGGCGCTGAATTTCTGCGATTTGTTCATTCATGGAAGTATCTTGAAGATAAGGTGACTTCAGGGCTAATGTGTTATGACCGTTGGTTTACTAACAAACACGAGCCTTTGAAACGTTCATTTTTAATACAAGGAAGATTTATGGCGTGGGCAGAATTTATTAGCTTTTTAAAAGATGTTGTTGTTGTAGCTGCACCGGCAACAGGTGCATGGGTTGCGGTCAAAGGTTTAAGTACGTGGAGGCGGCAACTTAAAGGGCAGTCAGATTATAATCTCGCTAAAGATGTACTTATCAATATATACAAATACAGGGATGCCTTATTTTTTGTCAGGCATCCCTTAATAACAGGTGCCGAATTAAAGCTTCCCGAAGGAGTTGACGAGAAAGAATTAAAGTATGCTGAAGTTAATTATTTGCAAACTGCAACAGCATATGAAAATAGGTGGAATAAAGTCGTTGAAGTACGATCCAAACTACTGACTAACATTGTTGAGATTGAGGCGCTTTGGGGAGCTGATTTAGCACAGCAGCTTAAAAATATCTTCGTGCACGAAAAAGATTTGATGTTTAACATCTCCTGTTACTTAAGAGTAATAAACCCATCCATTGCCGCAGAGGATAAAGAATTTGACAGGGAACATTATGACCGCAAGATGCTATACGACACTTTAAAGGATGAATCAGATACATTCAGAATGGCATTTAAAAAAACAATAACCCCTCTAGAAGATGCACTAAGAGAAAAACTAAAAAAATAGAATTACCTGGCACAACTTAACGTTGTGCCAGTGTACTTATAATAACTTCCTCGATAACTTGATAATCATTATCACTTAAGCCCAGCAGGGGGCGAGCCTCGTACTGCACTTCTTTACCTTTACGCGATGGCCGGTCGCGCAGCCCGTAATGATGCACGCGGGCCATGCGCTGCACGTTGCCCGCAAACTCGATCACGGCCTCATCTGGGCTGGCCTGCATCTTCATGTACTTAGCCGTGCGCAGCCTGGCGAACATCTCGCGCTTTATGCGGCCCTTTTTGCTGCGCACCGGCTGCGCTTTGCGGGGCTTAAACGGCGTGCCGTCAGGTGCCTGCTGTCGCTTAATGTTCTGCTGCTGACTCGCGCGCAGCTTGCGGCCAATACTGCGCGCCATTTCTTTACGCGCCGGGGCTGACAGGCTGCTGATAAGCGCCTCCAGACGGTCATTTACCAGCTGCAGCTCGCTCATGTCTGTAACTCGCTGACCAGCTCGCCTTTAACGTAAAGCTGCACCGGCCGCGCGTCATTCTCCGGCAGCGGGTTCTCGCCGACGTGGGTCACGTGCAGCCCGTCGTCGGCCTGCTTCACGATCACGCGCTCGCTCAGCTGCAGCTCAATGCTGATATCGCTGGCCGTGTCGCTGATAACATCCGCCTCAAAGGTGAAGCCTGTCCGGCGCTTTTCCTCGCTTGCCATAATGTCGGGTTCATTCGTTCGCAGCCAGGCAAGCAGCGGCACAATCAGCAGGTCGATGTTACCGGCGTAGTCGGTAATAACCATGTTAAGCCGGTACTGGTATTCAAACGACAGCGAGCTGGCAAGCGTCGAGACGATGCGCCCGCTGTCGATAAACACGTTCAGCGCGTCAGGGTTTCGCTGCAGCTCCGGCACGCTGTCGGTCAGTGTCTGGCGCAGTTGTAGGGGTTTCAGCATCGTGTTGTTCCTGGCAGTCTTTGATGATTTCGACCTGCAGCCCGCAGGCGGCGAGTGCGGCCTCAAGCTGGCGATTGTCCGCCGCCAGATCGCCCGCCGTTTTAAGGCTGTTTCCCGGCACCGGGCAGCTTGTCACGCGCGGACACCCAATCCAGATAATCTCTGGCGCTGGCGAAGGCCGGACGTGCGTGCAGCCGGATAACATCGTCAGGCAGAGCAGCAGCAGACCAGTCACGCAGTATCGGATTCGCATCGGTTTCTCTCTGTATGGTCATTTCACGGTTAAGCGCGGCCGTGCTGGCGCGCCCCTGTATCAGCCGCAGCTCGGCCTCGCGTTTCTGGCTGGCCCTTGCATCCGCATCCAGCCGGGCTATTGCTTTATCCCGGCTCTCAATACCGGCCGACAGCGTGCCGATAATGCGCTGCGCGCTGGTCAGATCGTCTTTGGCGACTTTCCACTGCCAGCCGGTCACGCCCAGCGCCAGCAGGGCGACGGCCAGAAGCAGAGCTATCAGGCGCGTCATTTAGCACCCCGCAGGCAGTAGGCTGTCTCGACCGCGCGGCGGTTTTCCAGCCCGCGATTTTTAACACCCTTAACGAACACCCAGCGCCGCAGCTCATTACAGGCATCAAGCCAGTGCTGCAGCCTGATGTAACGGGCAAAGGTCGAGCTGCAGGCCGCGCGCACGCCGACGTTAAAGGCGAATGAAACGGCCGTGTCATAAACCGGCTGTGGCATCTCAGCCGACATACAGGCATCGATCCCGCGCTCGACACGCATCACGTCATACACAAGATTGACCGCCGCCTGTCGCTCGCTGATCTGGCTGTGCGGCGTCACGCCCTCTGTGTGACCGATGCCGTTAGTCCAGACTCCGGCGCTGCACTGATAGGGCGAGGTGCGGCACCCCTCGGCGTTGGCGATAAGCGCAAGCCCGGCCTCGGACGTTTTCAGGGTTTTGAACTGTGGCAGCAGCGCGGCAATCGCCAGCACGGCCACCACGGCGCAGCGTTTAACGGTCTGGCTCAAGGCTCACCCCCCGCAGGCGTTGCAGCTCGTAGGTTTTACGGCGGTAATGCCAGTTGATAAAGAACGTCGCCACGTTAGTGATAAGCGTGATAACGGCCACGCCGGAACCGACCATAAAGGCGATATCCTGTGGCGTATGACGGCCGAACCACATCAGGATGAGGCCAATCAGGTAGTTGATCACAGAGCTGATTTTTTCCATTTTTAGTCCCACAGGTTGACGGTTTCACCTGCTGAAGATTCAGGCAGATCAGGCAGCGTCACCTCGCAGCCGTGTGGCAGCACCGGTCCGCTCTCGGCGAGGCCCGGATTAGCCGCATAAACCAGCTCGACGGCCTGACCGGTTCGCCCGTAATAGCGCTGACAGATTTCATCAACGGTATCGCCCTGCTGCGCGTAAATGTTCATCAGAGCAGATCCACAATGCAGCCAGGCTTACCGGCGATGCGGCTGATACTGAATCGCGCGTCGCGCCAGTACTCGTCGGCGCTGGCCTCGATTTCACCCGCCTTTTTTGTGCCGCTGGCGTCATAGCCGCGATAGCGCTCAACGATGGTGGCGGCGGTCAGCGCGCCGACGGCGGCAAGGTAGGCCGTAATCTTTTCGCTCTCGCCGTCCAGCGATTCCGCAGGCACGTCGGCCAGCGCCTTAAAGCCCGCTGCCATCTGCGCGGCGCGCCAGTCGTACAGCTCGGCGTTCACTTCAGAAATTGCCGTCTTCACGGCCAGGCGCAGGCGCTGCGCCGTGACCGTTCCCTCATAGCGCAGCGAATCGCGCAGCTGCTGCAGGTCAACGTCAGGCCAGAAAAACGTATTTTTTACCGGCGGCTCGGCAGCGTCTGCCGGTCGCGGGGCGGGGATAACAACCGTGTTATTCATAATCGGCCTTTGAAATA